AAATACAAACGGGTGTTTCTCAGTACATGGGATACGTCCACGATGTAGATACACTTAGTGTTCCTATCGATAGACCCGTAAGTACAACAACGTACGGTAAAAAGTTCGGTAAAAACGAACAAATTGGTTTATAATATAATTAACACGTACTTAGCATTAATTATAATACAAATTTTTGTACTATAATTGATTACTTCTTACTTAATGTGGTTATCATTCGGGTTCGGGTGACCTCTCTCCCTCATTGTTTTTGAGATATCTAACATATTTTTCTTCATCTTCAGTAAGTTCTCTAATATTAATAGATTCTCCTAATTCTTTTTTCAGTGTGTATCCTAAGTACTTATAATGTGCCATTGCATTAGTTTCGACTTCACTCTGTTCGGGAAATTTTTCGATGCGTTCCATATTAATTTCACTACCAGATGATATTGCATACTGTTTATAATTATCAATAGAAACGTTTTTCAATATTCTATACATTTTATCCCGCTCTTCAGCCTTTTCAACAACCGAAAGAACTTTATTGTATAAATTTGCCATTGCACGTTTCCTACCTTCTTCTACTTTATCTTCATTAAATCTATAAACCTCACAATTATATTCTGGTACTTCCCCATCTCCTTCTTCCCACCACATAGATACACCTCCATTTTCCTCCCTTGTTTTTTGAACCATTGGTCGACCACACCTTAAAAGTGGGGTTTGTTCAACTTCCTTAACAACTTCTTGTCCTAACATTTCAATATATTCCGCGATTTCGTCGGCGTCCTGTTTATTAACGATACGTTTAGATACTGCTTCGGCGACGAGTGGTTGTTTCAAAACCGCGACCATAACGTCGACCATTTGTTCCATTAACGTACCAACAACCGTAAGACCATTATTCGTTTCGGATCTATAGTTTTCGCGACGGTTGTATTCTTCAACGTTTTTGATTCGGTCTTTAATTGTTTCAAGATCTTCGACTGCTTTTTGTAGTTCTTTTACAGCGGCTTCATCTCCTGTTTTAGAGGCTGAGGCTGAGGTCGGGGTTGGAGTTTGTTCTGAAGGCGAAGACGTACTTGATCTTACTGCCGCTATTATAGATGAAATCAAACATATGACGAGAACCGCAACAACCGCGATTTTAAATTGTTGATTTTTATTTTTTGTCATACTTTATAGTATACAATTATTTTTTTATCATGTAAGGTGAAACTTCGCCCGTAGTTTCTTCTTCAACTCCTTCTTCGGCTGGTGCATTGTCGAGCGAAGTTTCATCTTCGTCTGGAACTGGTTCGTCGTCCCCACCCATCATAGCCTCGTCTGTGGCGTCTACAGTTTCACTTGGTGTAGTTCCGGGCTCCGGTGTTGGACCTGTAACTTCCGGTTCCGGTTTTGGTTCGGGTTCTGGTTCTTTTTTTCTAAAAATAAAAAACCATAATACAAATCCTAATAAGATTGATACTATTAAAGCTGCTATGATAGCGTTTTTTTCCATGTTTCTTATATAAAGTTTAGATTTTATTATCGGTTAAGTGAGAAATGGGTTTGAATTTTTATAAATGTGAAACTGAAAAAATCTGTAAAGAGAAGGGGTGGGATAGGGCTGGTGTAGATACAGTCTGGTTACTTTTAACTGAAGAGTTTGGTGAACTCGCATCTGCTATTCGACAGTATAAGAAAACGTTCAAGAAAACAAATCTAAAAAAAAGTCGGGGTACGGATATCATGATGGAGATGGGTGACGTGTTTAGTTATCTATTTCAATTAGCACATATGTTAGATGTAGACCTCGATGAAATGTGGGAACAGCACGGTATGAAAATGAAACATAAAAAATATATCTTACGATAATATAAATATGAGTGAATTAATGCTCGATGATAAAAATACGATGGATGATATTAATCCATTCGTGAGTTTTATGCCCGGTACGAGTCGCCAACCACACGAATTTGGTAAGTATACACCACCAGAAGATGAACCAGAGGGTGAACCATATAAAAGTCCAGCGTGTGATATAATTTCCAAAAACGTCGGTCGACCTGGATACAGAGAAGAAGAATGTGCTTTATCTAGACCACTTATTCCAGGAAGAAATATAGATAAAGGGTTTACTAACCCGGGACATAGTTTTAAAATTGAAAAAGCAATCGAAGCTGGTAACACGAACAATTTTGTTTTGAATTTACTCAGTCTGACATGTCTGATTCTATTAATTGTAATGTTCTAAACAGTTTTTCGAGATTAAATTTGTTTGTGCTCGTTTCTATAACTTCGGGAAATACATCTTTACATATGTTTCTTACCAATTTTTTCTGCCAAGAACACGATTTATTTATGTTTGGGGGTATAAATGTAGGATCAATTATTTGTATAGAACGCATAATTCGTATAAGCGAATGTATGTTTTTATTTTCACATAACGCGCTATCTAAAGCAATCAAAACCATTTTACGTGTTGTTTCGATTGTTTTAATAACCATAGTATCGAGAAACCTTTCGTAGCGAACAGAGCCTTTCGTCTGATTAAATTCACACTTTGATATCGTATCAAAAGTGTCTACCATGTCTTCGTAACCTTTACCTTCTATATACTTAGAATAGTGTATTTCGGTAACCATGCGATTTTTGTCTATATCATAAAGTTGGTGACAGTGTTTTAAAAATGCGGTCATATATAAGGAATGTTTTAAAATCTTTAAACCATTCCGAATTTTTTATCTGGTTTGAATTCGAGTTTCTTTTCGAGATCTTTTATTTGTTCTTCTTTTTTTATATCAGATCCTTTACATTCGTGTATTTCAAGAACGATACATCGAGAACAAAAACCTAATTTACAGTATTTACATTCGATGGGGATACCCCTTTTTTTACATTTCAAACACGGCATACATAAATAACCTAAGTTAGCTTTATATTTGTTTTTTTTAAGTTGAAATGTATTCGTCTATAGCGAATAATACGTTTTCGTATTTTCTAACACTCGATGAGTTTAGAAAAAGAATAACTCAGGAGCATCCCGATATCGAACCTTCGTGGATTAAACTTACTACGATAACGATGATTTCACAGTTTAAGAAGAGTATAGACATACAAAAATTGAAAAGTTTTTTTGGGGAAGATACTATAAAGCTAACAAACGTAAATAAAAAGTCGAGGACGTTCGATTGGACGCGTAAAGATACTACTTTTTATAACCAAATAACACTGGTATATGAAGATCATCATAGTACGAAATCGGCAAAGATCTTTCCGAATGGGAGTGTTCAAGTTGCTGGTTGTGCAGATTTATTTGATTGTAAGCGTGTGATAAAACAATTGTCTTTTATGTTTAGTAACATCCTTGGTAAAGAGTACATCATACCAGAAGATACGTTTCGTGTTGTCATGATAAATTCGAATTTCAGTTTGAATAAAAATATAAATCTCATACAGACGGCACAAAAGTTTGAAGATGTATTTAAAGTGTCTTTCGAACCCGATAGGTATTCCGCAGTAAAAGTAAAGTTTAAGCCAGCTGAAGATATGAAAGAAATTACGACGAGTATATTCAGTACGGGTAAAATTATAATTACTGGTGCCGAAACTTTGAAAGAAATTGCATTCGCTTATAACATAATAATATCGCATATACTCGAACATAAAGGTGTTTTACTCACTACAGATATTGACCCAGGTAAAAAAGAAATATTCGACGTAGCATCAGGGTACGACGTAAATGATATTATAAACATGGCTAAACAAATTGGTCAGAGATCGTGGTTAGATACAATTAAAAATAGACAAATTAATTTCTAATGTAATAATAATATATAAAATGTCTCAGCGACTTGGTATGGCCGATGGTCGATGTTTCACTATAAGTACGTCTAACCAATTACTTAACAACTATCTCATGGAAAAAAATGGTATAACTTTTGAAGACAATTACTCTTTTCGTAAACTTCTTCAAGAGAAAGGACCCGAACTTTTGAAACCAGTTCAAGATTTACAGGGTACGGAAAAGTGTGGATCGTGTGACAAAGCGCTTCTTAAAGTACCAAACATTTACTAACGCGGGAGGGTACGGTAAATTTCAAATTTAAACTTCTTTAAGTTCTGTAGAGAATGACACAGTGTGCCATATGTCTCAACGAGGTAAGGCAAACAAGGTCAAATACACCAATACGGTGTGGACACTTATTTCATTCGCATTGTCTACAAAATTGGAAAGATAGAGGAAAACAAACGTGTCCCGTGTGTAGAAAAATATTTGACGGTGGAAACTTCAGAGTACAAATTACAGTACACAATTTACTCGAAACTACATCGAATACGGTATCCCTAAACAACGACTTTATTTTCGACGCACTCGACATATTGTTTGATATAGAAAATGAAATGGATTTATCTAACCTTTTGGGTGACTTTGGTGTGAGTGTGTCCGACCTTGATCCCTCTGTTCTTAACACAGAATGAACTACAATATTTGCTATAATTTAGTCCAGGGTAGTTACGTGACGCTTTTCTTGGATCTTGTATGCTCTTACCCTTAGCGTCTACTAATAAAGGGCCAGTTGCCCATCCTCTTTTATGACTAAAAACGTTCGCTTTAAAAGTTAACAGTTTTCCGGGTACGAGTTTACCCGCTTTTTTTACGCGACTGATGGGAACTTTGAAAAATTTTGCTATATTTTCGTACGTATTACCTTTTTTAACTTTATATTCAACGACGCTGTGTTGTTTATAAAAGTGAAAATCACCTTGTCTAAAATAGTTTCTTTTGTTACCAGGTGCCACGAACATCATGACCTTATAGTGATTTGGGCGACACTTTTCACTCGCCTTTGCCATATACACTTTTTGTGGATTATCCGCAACGACACGTTGGGGTAAGTTTTTACAGTGCGTGTACGTATGAGAAAGATTACGAATACCAGCACGTTCACCTGGTACACTTTTTTGTAAGCGCATTTTTTCGTAATCGCCCATCGCATAGGCATAACAGTTGTTGTTTCCTATACCTACCGTTCGTCCCCACAACTTTTCTGTAAACTTTGGTTCAGAACCACTCAGGGGAAGGAGTGTTTTCTTCATTACTAATAGAGTAGAAAAAAAATATTAGTAATAAGTAAAATGCTCAGAGATATTGCGAATGCTAAAAAAATGAACGATGTATTGACTGAAATTCTTATTTTCATTCTTGCTATTCTTATTAGTACATTTGTACTTAGATTTGCATGGAATAAATCGCTCGTTAAACACATCACGGTTCTTAAACCAATTAACACGTTCTTGGACGCGTTTATCCTTTCACTCGCCATAGCAATTGTTCGAGGTGTTTAATTAAACTTCCTTGTACCCAACAACTTTTTCACCGTTAGTGTGAACCATTTGCGGGAACGCATCAATTCCGTCGCATTTGTCTTTTTCGCAATCGACGAATTTGTGTTTAATACCTTTCTTTTTTAAATAGTCGAGTTGTTTTGTAGTCCATCCACACCAAGAAGTTCCGAAAACAGTCCATGAACCTTCTGTTTGTTCCTGAGATTTGGGTTTGGGTTTACCGGTATTCAAAAAAATGTATGTATTTATCGCGGTTAAAATTATAAATGGTATCATTTATATACTTATTTGATATATTTTAATTTTAGGTCGTTACATATTTTTGTGATCGTTTTGTTTTTTGTTGGAACGTTCAGAGTATTTGCGATTTTAACGAGTTCACTTTTTTTATACGAAGAACACTTACGTGTACCTATTTTTACATAACCTTTTTTGGCTAAATACACTTTGGGTAAAGGTAAAGGACCACCGTGTTTGACCACTATATTTTTGGGTTTAGAAGGCATTTTACCTATTATACTCGTGATATCGAAACCTGGTTGTTTTTCCTTGTACGGTGAAAAGTATTTATCGTTAAATATACGTTTAAACGTTGGTAAATTTCCGTGACCTATAGGCGAAGGTCGTAACCTGAATTCGTTCACTTTATATGTAGTTGGACCTAAATATTCAGATGGTAAAATGCGATCGATAAATTGAATGGTTTCTGCACCCACGTATACTTTTTCGTTTTTTAAGAAGTTTCTCAGTGAATTTAGAAAAAAATGAACATCGTACATGGGATTTGATTCTCTGTATATACCATATTTACTTTTATAGTTATTGGAATCGATCGTCGGGTTTGGTATGCCTTGTATGCACGAAAACCCGTAATCGTTTATTAAAGCTTCTATTCCGATATCGTGTACTTTTAGTATCGTATCGTTAATCTTATAACGTCTAATACCAGACGATTTTATGTTTGTGTTTACCAAAACGTTATCGGTGTGTAGATCGTGGTGTCTAAACGTCTGGAACTTTTTTTGTATTCTATATAAATTATATAATACGTGTGTCACTATAGTTCTTAAATGTATGGGACGGAGTGATTTTATATTATCCTTTATAAAACTCGACAAATTTCCGCTGTTCGCGTATTCCGTATAAATTATGGAATATTTATCGCATTTTTGGTACGCATACATTCTCGTACCACTCAACTTTTCTATGCGTTTACCTATTTTGTATTCAAATTGGTTCGGTTCGGTTGAAATTTTTATAGCAACTGGTTTTTCGCATTCTTTATCTATACACCCTACGAATACTTCACCATATTCTCCTTTACCAACTTTACGTATTCCTTTTTTAGTACTTAAAGAACCATTAACGCTAAAAAGAGAATCGGGTTTATAAAACACGTTTTGTGGTTTACACCCGATACCTTCTATAGCTTTTATGACATTTTTTCCTAAAAGGTTCCTTTGTTTTTGTGTTTTTATATTTTTTTTATTTTTTGAAAGTGATGCTATTTTTTTTAAATCTTCAAAGTGACGTTCGCGTTCCATACTGATATAGTATAATATTTTATTCATCGATTTCTTCTTCGGTATATTCTTCTTCGACTTCATCTTCGACAGTATTTTCTAACCCCTGAAATGCGAAAGATGGGAGTTTAGACGATTGTTCGCAAAGAACCTGTGAAAGGCGAACACTTACACCAAATTTGTTATCGATAAACCAAATTTGATTAAAGTCTACGATACACATACATCGCTGACCCTTTTCAATTTGGTCGACCGTGATCATTTCGCGTGCAGAATTATACGCCTCGGCTAAGAATTCACCAGTTGGTTTCGTCATGACCTTAAGTTTCAGAGTGTCTGGGTAATCATCTTTACCCTGACGAACGAGTGGTTTATACAGGGCTTCTCTAATGACGTTAATATCGTAAGCTTTACCAAGCCATTCTTTAGAGTTTTCGGAGACGGTTTTAATAATGATCTCATCGAGTTCTTTCAATTTATCGCACAAAGAATTGGCTTCTTCGTTATCCTTATCAAAGGATAAGTCAAGGGAATACGAGGTTCTATTCGTCGCTTCGTCGGTAAACGCACTAAGTCCGTATGGAGAACGCATGAAAGGAAGTTGTAAGTAGAGTTTCTTTTTACCATCTTGTGCGTTAATATACACTGTTTTACCACCGTTCTTGTTTTTCTTCATTTTGGTGAAAGACACAGAAGACGGTTCGAATTGCTCAGAAACTTGGATGATGTTTGACATTGTATTTATATATCATATATACTTGCAAACTTTAAGTCAGTTTTTTTTTCTCTATAAAATATATAAAATATACCAATGGGTCTTTTTAAAGATTGTGGTTGTGGATGCAACGGTAAAAAACAAGAACAAAAATTTTTGATTTCCGTAATGTCTGCACTAGTTTTTTTTATTGTTGCTAATCCAGAGACGTTCCGCTTAGTGCGAAAAATATTTGGATCGTGGGTTTCCAGTCCAACTGGGTGTCCGACTATACGTGGTCTTGCCTTTCACACGCTCGTTTTCATGCTCGTCACGTGGGGCATGATGAACATAAAGCGCGAAGAATACGCTTTAATAGAAACACCTTTGGAAGAAACCGTTGGTCCATCCCCAGTACCAGGACCAGCACCAGCACCAGGGCCATCGCCACCACCAAAAATGGTTGACATGCCTTCACCATTACCGGGTATGTCCGAAGATCAATATTCTGTGTTTGATTCTGGTATGCGTTTGGAGCCACTTGACGTTGTAAAATCGGACGGTGATGCTATAACGTGTGGTTGTTCCGATGGTAGAAATGTGGTTATTACCCCTTAATAATATTAAAATTCTTCGTCGAACTCAATTTCGGTCGAATCTTCATCCATTTTCCCGTAATCACCGACACGTTTTTCAAAAAAGTTTGTTTTACCGTCGAGTGATATATTCTCCATAAAATCAAAGGGATTTTTCGTGTTCCAGATTTTATCGTGGCCAACTTGTTTGAGTAGTCTATCCGCAACGTATTCTATGTATTCGGACATTTTATCGGAATTCATACCTATGAGACTACACGGTAACGCGTCCAATATGAATTCTTTTTCGATAGAAACTGCGTCGCGCACTATTTCTTCGATCGTGGACACCGAAGGTTTGTTTTTTAACATTTTAAACAGTTCCACTGCAAACTCTAAATGTAACCCCTCGTCGCGACTTATGAGTTCGTTACTAAAACATAAACCTGGAAGTAACCCTCTTTTCTTTAGCCAAAAAATAGCACAAAAACTCCCTGAAAAGAAAATACCCTCGACGCATGCGAAGGCTAATAAACGTTCTGCAAACGCTCTTTTGTTATCGAACCATTTCATGGCCCATTTTGCCTTCTTTTCTATACACGGAATTGTTTGAATAGCTTCAAACAATGTTTTCTTTTCCGAATAACTTTTTATGTATTTATCTATGAGTTTGCTGTAAGTTTCCCCGTGTACCATTTCGTTGTGTGCTTGGTACGCGTAAAACGAACGAGCCTCTGTGAGTTGAATTTCATCCGCAAAGTTATTATTGATATTTTCAAATACTATACCATCTGATCCAGCAAAAAAAGCTAATATATATGTAATGAAATGTTTTTCGTTATCGGTTAAATTAGCCCAGTCGTCCATATCTTTCGAAAAATCAATTTCTTCGGCTGTCCAATTTGACATCTGTGCTTTTTTGTACAGAGACCATAAATTTTCGTGTTCAATTGGAAACACAGTAAACCTGTTGAGTGTTGGTAAGAGCATTGGTTCAGATTCTTCCAGATACTCCTGAAACTCGAAAAAATCACCTATCAGGACATCGTTTACGAATATTTGTGGATAAGTTGATGCTTGTGTACCACATCTCATTTTCAATTCGTTCTTATCAACTTTTGTTTGGTTGTATTCCAACTTATAGTCCTTACATAAGTTAACTGCGTGTTCGCAATACGTACATCCATCTTTGGATAAAATTTCAACTCCCATCTGTGCTAATATCTGTAAATATTTTTGTAGCAAAACTTTAGATATGATTAATTTTTCTGAAATACAGCCTGGAGATTTAGTCCGGGTTCTTGTAAATTTAGAAGATGATATAGAAGATGAAATGTACGCTAAAGTAAAAGAAAATAACGACGATTATCTCGTTGTTTCTTACTATTCCGAAACGTCCATGACGTATAAAGGTGCACGAATATACGAGTTTGAAGAGGATAAAGACGAACTCGTTCAAGTTGAAAATCTTTGTGAACATCACCAGTCCCCGGACTTTTTCTTCAACGTTAAAGATACTTTATACGCTATTATAGATGAAATAGATTCTGATGAAGATAGTGAAATAATAGATGAATCAGATGATAATGGAAGTGATCTCGAAGATTTTATTGTTCCAGACGATCAAGTTGATGGAATGGTTATACCACCTTCAACGCACACTACTATAGATAAAGAATGGAACGAATGGGAACCAAGAAGTCCTGGTTCTAAACGCTTTAAAGATATTGTAAATGCTATAGAAACGCATGCAAAAATACACGCAGACGAATTAAATTTTTAAACCTAAGTGCGATGATTTTAATTTTAAAATTTAATTTTGTACTATATGGAAGAATTGGCTGCTATATGGTCCGATGTGGACAGATTATTACATAAACCAACTATCAAAAAGCCAATTGATAATTTATACACGTGTAAAGAATGTAAAGGAATAAAAATTTTTTCAAAGGAAGGTATACCTACGTGTTCCGAGTGTGGACTTGTGGATAATACGTTTATAGATGAAAGTGCTGAATGGACGAGTGGAGCAACGGACGATGGTAAAATAAACGACCCGTCTAGGTGTAGTGGACCAAACGCGAACCCCGAACTTTTTTCACAAGAATGGGGTAAGGGTACGATTATATCTACGCAAAGTTCGTCTACGTATGAAAATAAACGCATGGCTAAGATTAATTTTCATCAATCCATGAACCATAAGGATCGTGCGTTATTTCATGCGTATAAGGATATTGATGAAGCGTGTCACACTCTACCCGATTCTGTTCTAAAAGACGCTAAGATGATGTATAGAAAATTCAATTTAGAAAAATTAACAAGAGGTGCTATTCGTTCGGGTATTAAAGGAAACTGTGTTTTATACGCGTGTCGTCTATCTAAAATTCCAAGAACAACGAAAGAAATCGCGGACATGTTCCGTATTCAAAGTAAAGATATTAGTCGAACGACGCAGTTATTTACCGAAACATTACTTGGCAAAACGGAAAAAAATTACGTAACGCGACCTTTTGATGTAATGCAAAGATTACTCAATTCGTTCGGTGTTACGCGCGAACAAAGATACGCGTGTAACCAGATGTGTTCAAAACTCGAGACGTGTTCTGAACTTATGAGTAAAACGCCAAACAGTGTTGCTTCTACTATCATATACATAGTTCTTAAGGGTGTGTTTACAAAAACGGATGTATGTGATAAATGTAGCGTTTCCGTACCTACGGTGAACAAGATAGAAACTATAATTAAAAAGTACTTAGAGGAATAAACATATAGTTTTGTATTATGATCAAACTATTTCTGAGTACACCGTGTTATGGTGGTCTTTGTTTAGAAAAATATATGATCGGTATAATCAAACTTCAACTTCTTCTCATACAAGAAGGTATTCAGCTCATGATCGATACTACAGAAAACGAGAGTCTTGTACACCGCGCACGTAACGTAGCTATTGGTCGTTTCATGCAGAAAACGGATGCAGAATATTTCATGTTTATAGACGCTGATATAGATTTTGATCCGAGATCAGTTGTTCGTCTTATAAAGTCTGGACACGATGTATCTGTTTCTATTTATCCTAAGAAGGTTGTTATGTGGGATCAAGCTAAACGCGCCATAGAATCCGGAGATGAACGCAACCTGTCTATGATTTCGTCGAGTCTAGTTGCGAATATAGGTGCTATACACCGAACGGTTGAGAATGGTTTCGTCGAAGTATTGGATGGACCGACCGGGTTTATGGTAATTACCAGAAAAGCACTCGAAAAAATGCACGAACACTACAAAGACCTAGATTGTAAAAACGATCACCAAAATAGGGACTTTGATGATTATTGTGCCTTATTTGATTGTATGATTGACCCCGAAAATAGAAGATACCTTTCGGAAGATTACGCTTTTTGTAGAAGGTGGCAGCAATTAGGTGGTAAGATATATGCCGATTGTAATACAACATTAGGTCACATTGGTAATTTACCATTTAGTGGCTGTCTCAATGACAGGCTTAAGGTTTAGAAACGTATTCATTTTAAAACATGAAAATAGCAACCATACTTGTAACACGTGGTAAGTCATGTCACGTTAAAACACTTCACACCATCCTTCGATTTAATTTAAGGTGTATTCAGAGGGGAAACACTGAAAATGAAGTTGTTTTTGTAGACGACGAACCTTTTGAAAAGTCTGAAATGATTTATAAGTACTTAAAAACACACGATCGTATTTTTTTCATAGACTTTGGTATTAGCGTAGATGATTCTTCTCTCGATAGAGTTTTTGATAAACACGACGGTATTGGTTGCTTTGTTTTTCCAGGTGTAACTGAGGGTATTGATTGGGAAATGTTTAAACAAAAAGTAAAGAGTGGATCAACTGAACCCGTAGAACAAATGGGGTTACACTTTGATACCGAAGTTGGGAATAAAGTTTCACAGGATGTATACACTGTAAAAGAGACGTCAGCTAAAGCGTGGGTTATGATGAATAAAAACGTCATGAAAAATTTAAAGGATAAAAAAAATGGTGCATTCAAAATTCATCCGAGAATGAAAACTATGTTTACAAAATTTCAAGAAGCGGGTATCAAAATTCATGCGTATACAGCATCTAAGTTAGTCATGACGTATAGTCATGAGTGTGTAAGTAATATATTAAACGCCGCAGGAGTTAAAACAAATTAAAGAATAGTGTGTACATATAGAGTAGAATGTCTCGTGTATCTGTAAAGTCGGATGATCCACTTTACACATATGCGATTTCCTTTATGGAAACATATTGGGGGACAAAGGGTATTTTTCCCGGGTGTCAACCTATATCTATAGAACGTAAGCATTTCGGTGTATTAGAAAAAAATGATTACGTAGTGTGTGAAAAAACGGATGGTACGAGGTATATGATGCTCGCATTTATGTATGAAACACGAAAAGTGTGTGTGTTTTTAAATCGCGCACTTGAAATGTTTATGTGTCCACTCAATTTTAGAAAACCCGTATACGAAGGTACTATTCTCGAAGGTGAACTTTACGAAAACGATTTTATGATTTATGATTGTTTGATAACGTGTGGTGAAGTTGTTGGAAAACAAAATTTTCTAGAACGACTAGAGCACTGTAAACAAACAATTAAAAAAATGATGGTTCTGAAAACGGATCCCATTTTTTTAAAAGTGAAAAAGTTTCATCTACACAAAGACTTTAAAAAGTTTATGGATGATTACCTTCCAAATGTAAAACAAGAGATTGATGGTCTTATTTTTACGCCTGTAAACGAACCTGTTCGTATAGGAACACACGAAACTATGTTCAAATGGAAACCGCGTAATAAAAATACGATCGATTTCAAAGTCAAAAAAGCACCCACGGTAGAAACGCCTGGGTGTATACCCGGACCACCGGTATGGAGACTCTATATCCAAGAAAAGGGTAAACTCATATACGAATCACAAATTCCTATTGATCGCATGCAAGAGTACAAATGGTTAAAACAGAATGATATCGTCGAGTGTATGTACGTGACGTGGGAAACTGGGCCATTTTGGTGGAAACCTATAAAAAAGAGAACCGATAAGACGTTTCCTAATAATCGACGAACTTTTTACAGAACTCTCGTGAACATCAAGGAGGACATTCAGATGAAGGAGTTTTTAGATTGTATACCAAAACATAATGACTGTCTTCTTTAGGTAATTCTGAAAATTTACCTAATGTGTCATCATCTTGTATAAACCATTCGTTACCCAGTTTACACATAGACATGTAATGCCCACCCCATTGTATACCTTTGTGAATTATAGATCCCTGTAATTCATACCCCAAATTTAAACGCGTATCGACCTTTACACGACTTTTTTTATCGAAGGAAACGAGTAGTATTTTTGGTTTCTTGGAAATTAAACGACGCGTAGTAGCTACGTGATGTTTATCGCCGTTATCATCTACGTATCCTTCGATGGTATTCCATTTGTATCCTTCATCGATCATTTCGTTTACACTTTTTATTTCGTTTCCCATGTTTAAAAAATGAATACAAAAAGGCGTTTTTGAAACATTTTTGCTTATCGGTGATATCGTAATTTGTGTCGTTTCTCCGTAAAGAAGTTCTTTAAGTATAGGGTAATCTTTTTCGAGTATGTCTATTATACATAACAAAGCGTCCTGAGCATCGTGAGGTTCGCCAATCTTAAACCTTGGAAATATTTTTACGAATTCGTTTAATAATGGTTGGAGTGTAAATACCTTTACTTCTCGAGTAGAAAAGTAAACGTTAACGATATGTTCGTATATTTTTGTAAATATACATTCACCTTCATATTTGTTTTTTAAAATGTGTATAGATATATCGTGTATATGTAAAAGTGTTTGTATAGCCGAATTAAAATAACACGTATTTCCAAGATTTGTAAAACCGTGCATCTAAAAAAAGTGGACAAAAAAGGCTTAAGAAGAAGACGCGTTATATAAATGTAAGTAAACATGAACGTTCACAAAATATGCGATACTATTGAACCCATTCTTGAAAAGAACAAGAATGAAGAACACATTGAAATGGAATTCCGACTTGGTAAATATAACGGTGAATTCTTTGATACTAATGTTGGTTTTGAAACGTTCAAGAATGTAATGGAAGGATTGAAAAAATATCAAGGGTGGGAACGTATACAAGCATCAAAAACCGAAGTTTTTTACCGTGAAAAGGATAATCTTCGTATAACTATCGATGAAACGACCAATGAAGAAACTATAGTGCGTAAAGAACGTGTTCACACTGAAGATTTTAAACAACTTCAAGGAACACCTTTAGATGTAAGATTCTGTGTATCTAAAGAAATTCCAGTCGAACATGATTACGATAGTGAGATGGATTGTAAAAAGTGTAAATCGCGAATTTCATTTATTCGTAAAAATTTATCCATAGACTTGACGGAAGTTTCTGGTAATGTTCAAGACATGGATTCAGAAGATTCGTGTACGTATCAGATTGAGTTTGAGATTATGAAACCTCAAAATGTCGAAGATAAAGATACTTTATTCAATATCATTCATAAAATAAAAGATGTATTTATTATGTTGGAGAAATATATAGTATTATGATTATATGGATCGTAATATTCATAATAGCCTTGTTCTTTTTGAGTGGTGTTGATATCACAGGTGAACGTGTTACTGTACTTGGGTACACAACGAAGTATTTTTACATGTCACACGGTGAATCTAAAAAGATGTTTGAACATATGCGTAAAGATGGTATACCCGAAGAATCACTTAAAGAGTTTATAATGATGGAAGACAGGTTTTTAAATTTAGAACGTTTATCTGTGTGTACAGAAACGTCCCGTAAAATTGAAGCTTTTGGTCTTTCTAAACAGATCAAAGAACAGTTTCTTGGATACGATTTCTCGTATCATACGAAACACCTTAAACAAATATCCGAACCTCATAAACTCATAAATCGAAGTATAGTATGTTCGTGAGATACAAAAGTGTACGCCTGTGTGGTCCGGGTTCCATATGCAACATATTATCGTAAATGTATATCATTAGTTTAACATCATCTACATCTCTATGTGTTTCTAGATACTCTATAGGATTTTCAGTGTTTATAAATTCATCAGTACAATAATAATTTATTTCTAATATTCCCATGCCTTTTTCGTTATTTTCCCTTTCACAACGTATATAATCTGCTAAAGTATAAAACATAGCGTCTATAATGCTCGACAAAATATGTTTATTCCAACGGGTATTGTAATCTACAATAAACCCATCTTTATTTTGTCGAACACGGTTTCGTAAAAGTTCTCGTGGATCGTCCATTTATTTATTTTTGCGTTTATTCTTTAAAGCTAATGGTGACTTTTGTTGAAGTTCGCGTTTTATCTTAATATAATTCTTTACCTTGTTGCTATTAAGAGGTGGTGTTTTTGGTAAATTCGACACGTATTTTACTACATTGTTTACTACATTCTTACCAAACTTACCGTATAATTTATTTGCCTCTTTTTCTATGAGTTTCCTTTTGAGATTTTTTTCTTGATTGGACATCCAATTTTTAACCATCGCTTTTTTAATATCGTTAGCAACCATCTTTTTTATGATACCGTTGCGAGTTGTCACGTTGAGTGATTTATTTTTTTCAGCCTTGTTTATTTCAGTCTTTACTTCGCGAACGTTTTTATTTAAATCCATAACGGAGCCGTATTTAGACATCCATTTCTTACCGTATAATTTAACGATATCGTTTTTGATACTTGAATCGTTAAGACGTCTTTTTTTATTTTTAATATTTCGATTTCGTTTTACGAGTACTTGTTCCATTTCATTCGCGAGTGAGTTTGGTGTGTTTGGTGTATTTGGCTTATTTTGAAGTTTGTCACATAATACTTTAATAGTATCTCCATCATTTACGGGTATACCTTTAGAAAGTGCGAGTGTGATGAGTTGTTCTTTTTTCATACTTCTACACAATTTACCATTTATCTTGTGATTAGATGTACCTTTTTCTATAGCATCGAGAGCTGCGCATATTGTTTGCTTTGTATTTTTTTGTTTTACACCTACGACACCTAATTTTTTAGCCACTTCGAGTAAAACTGGTTTTGTTAACCTATCGCATTTACGTCCTCCTATTTTCATGATACCATTTTTATCATAAGAAATGGATATGTTTTTCGTTTTTGTTTTACTCCTTTTCTTTGGAACTTTAAAACAACAGTCCGATCCCTGAGGATTTTTACGTACTTCGTAACCTTCCTTACACGGTGGTCGACGTGGTTTTGGACACGTCGATGCTTTTACACGTTTTACAACGGGAAGTTTTGGTGCATTAACGTTACGATTTACTAAACCCATAGTATATCCTAAACCGTGTATTTGTTTTATCATTTCGACACCTATATTATAGGCATTTTCAAGATCGGATGGATCATTTTCACCTTGTAATTGCACTATACCCGAACCAAGTGAATTCGTTTTAGATGATAATACAAACTTATGTTCCTTGTACGTTATATAAAGAAATGGCGAGAGTTCACCTTCGTACGATACATACTCAGCTTTTAAAGGGTTTTCGCTAGCGATTTTCTGTAATTTAAAATTAACATTTGTATTAAAAAATCCCGCGATATTATTGTACTCTATATCGTTATATAAAAAGAGTTGTTTTTGTGTATACGTATCTATAATATATTTACGCAAGGCCTCTGGTTGCTGTTTAAGATTTCTATACCCTAAAAACCCACTAGAAAAACGAATTTTGCCGTTCGCATAAATAACAAACGTAAAATTTTTTCGTTCCACGCCATCTGTTATGTATCCACTTAACTGTACTGAAAAAAAGTTTTTTGACAAATCACCTTTTAAACCAAAATTAGCAGTGTGTACAGCACCAGTTTGAAATCTACCGTAATAACCTTTTGTCTCGTTAAGATCTATGGACAAATTAGGCGCTATTTGAGCGCGCCCTATTGGTTTTTGTTTTAAAATGTATTGTAAATCCACGCGTTTTTCCTTCTCTTCATATTTTTTGTTCACGAGAACGTTATACATACCTGGGTGAAACTTACCGATTTTAAGACCATCGTTAGTAGATGGTTCGGATCTTTGAATGTTCACGTTGGAATTTTTCACGAATTGTCTGGGATCCATGTCTTATTATACTCTAACATTTTAATGATCGTTGCTGAACTGCATCTCATCGTTGACTATATCGACACCAAAAATAAAAGCTTGTTTTGTATATATACGTCCTCTATACGTTAAGGCTTCGTTACGCACCTCTATATCTCTTTGACTAAATGGTCCTACGTAGAAGTCCTGTGTAAATCTCGGCTTACCGAGATTATTTGCTTGACAGTGTGCATTGAACAACGCGACAAAATCTTTCTGAGGGCAGTACAGATCCTTGCCGTATTTTACACCTGTGGACTGTAAGAAATTTTCGAGCGTACTCGCTACTGTCGCGACCTGTTTCTGAACCGTCTTGAAATATTCAGGTACGACGTTCCATATATCTTTGTCTGCGTATTTTTGTGCGTATTCCAAATAAGCACGGATACACTTTTGCAATATAATCGGTAATTCTTCGTCGAGTTTATTTTCCAAAGTTGGATCGGCTTCTTTTACCTGTTTACCAAAATTCCATGTTAAAATACGTCGTAAAACACTACCCGAGTTATCTTTCCAATTAGGAACCTCGTTACCCCCGAGAATACCAGGTGTTTTCCATTCAAACGATTTTGCTTTTTCGTGTTTTA